TTTTTTTTGCAGTATGATTTTATTTTTATATAAAATTTTTTTTAATAAATGATAATTTGGAGGAAAATAAGAATGTACCATATATATTTGTTTATGGCCGTATTGGCCGGGGTTTTTATACGAGTTTTGGATATGGAAGGCTTTTTTGTGTTGCCTTGTATAGATAAGGCGGGCCGGTTAAGGTTGAATACTTTGGGAACGGTTTTAGTTGGTTTGGCCGTGGTTTATGTGTTGATGGAGCAAACACCTTGGCAAGTAACAACTCATTTGCAAGCTTTTGCGTTCGCTTACCTTGCACCGCTGGCAGTTGATAAAGTAGGGAAATTATTTTCTAACGATACCAGCGCATAAGAACGGGGGTTTGGTTTATTATGGAGATTGAGCCGGGGGATAAAGTATCTATTGAATGCGGCCATAAACCTTGCAAAGAAGTTAAAATAGTTAAAAAAGATTTATTTGATTTTAAAAAGGCGTATAAACGGAATTGCGGTATTTTATTAAATAAAATATCAAAGCGTGATGTTGAAACGGTTAAAACCCTTGAAGAAATGAGTAAAGTAATGTATGAAATAAAAGAAGCATTAATAAGCGAGAAAAAGATAAACGAGTACCAAGACAAAGATATTGAAAATAATACAGATAAGCAAGTAGATATTGATAATAGATTAAGGCTTTTGGAAAATATTGTTGGCCGGTTAACTTGGATTAATATTTTAACCGTGGCCCTTTTATCTGCATTCTTAACAATAACAGGGGCTTTGATTATACTCCAATTTACACGATAAAAGAGGAGTAAAGCATCGGGGGGTTATTTAATGGCTTGCAGTATAAGCATTCAACAACCTAATAATGAATTTAAATGTAAATGCGGGGTTGAGTTTAAAATAACCCCCTTATCCAATGAATGTGTTTATCTATTAAATAAAATTGGAACAATTGATACGGTAACGGGCTGGTTAATTGAAGTAACTTGTCCTTTGTGTAAAAAACCAATATAAAATAAAATTAAAATAAAGCTTTGCCAGTATGTGCAATAATTGCACCAACTGGTTTTATTCTTATAAATTTATAATATTTTTTTTTGTGCTTTTAATTAGGTGGAGATGAGATTTTATGGCAGATTATATTAATATAAGAGATATTAAACCGCACCCGGAAAACCCCAAGGAACACCCGGACGCGCAATTGGAATATATTGCGTATGTTATTGAAAATTACGGGTGGGGAAGGGCAATATTGATTAGTAAAGATAATTTTATACTTGCCGGCCATGGTGCGGTAATGGCTGCCGAGCAAAAGCTTGGCATGAACCGAGTACCATACACCCGGAGCGAACACTTGCATAACACGCCGGAAGCTATTGCTTTAATGTTAGCTGACAATAAACTTGGCGAATTAAGCCTATGGATAGAAAGCAAATTGCAGCTTAACGCGGAAAAGCTTGAACTTAACAATATAGATATAGCTCCATTAGGGTTTAAAATGGAAGAATTAAGTTTAAAAAAAGACCCTATGGGGGAATTAACTAAAAGATATAATGAAAATAACACGGGAAAAGCCGGTAGTTTACAAGAAGATTTCATAATACCCCCTTTCAGCGTTTTCGATACAAGACAAAGTTACTGGAAAGAAAAAAAAGCCGAATGGAAAACAATATTTGATAATAAAGGCCAAAGCCGGGAAGATTTAATGGGAACACAATTTGGTGTTAGCATACTTGACCCGGTATTGGTGCAAGTTTTAATGACTTGGTTTTGTCCGGAAAAAGGCCAAATACTCGATTTATTTGCGGGCGACTTTACAACCGGGATAATAAGCCATTTATTAGGCCATGATTTGGAAGGAATAGAAATTAGGCCGGAGCAAGTTAAAATAAATAATGAAACTATTGAAAAGCTTGGCATAAATGCGCATTATATTTGCGATGATGCGCAAAATGTGGATAAACACATAACCAGTAATAGCAAAGATCTCCTTTTCAGCTGCCCTCCTTATTTTGATTTAGAAGTTTATAGTGATTTGCCTAATGATGCAAGCAACCAAGCCACATATAAAGATTTCATAAACATAATGGAAAACAGCCTAAGCAAAGCAATAAAAACATTAAAAAGCAATAGGTTCGCGGCTTTGGTAGTAAGCGACATACGAGATAAAGCCGGGTTTTATTATGGTTTCCCTGATGCCGTTAAAAAGATTTTCAAGGATAATGGTATGGAATTATATAATGATATTGTTTTAATTAATGAGGCGGGGTCTGCACCGCTTAGGGCGCGGCAAACATTTAAATTCCGTAAGGTTGTTAAAAGCCACCAAAACATATTAATTTTTTATAAAGGCGATATTAAAAAGATAAAAGAAGATTTCAAACCTTTTGGAAACAGTAATAAAGATATGCCGGAAGAAGAAGAAGATTAATCTTTTTGGTAATGTGCTGGTTAATTAAAAAGTATTATTTTGTTAAGTATTTTCCCGGGTTTTTGCTAATAAAACCCTTTTCTAATACTCAAACTTATTAAAGTAATACTTTACAACTGGAAAAACGGGGGCATGCATAATGGCAAGGCCAAGCAAATTGACAAAAGAACTGCAAGAGGAAATAATTACCTACATTGAGGGGGGTAATTTCCCCGAACAGGCCGCGCGGCTGGTAGGGGTAACGGATAGAACATTTTATAATTGGATGAAAAAAGGACGGGAAGCTAAGACCGAAAGGGGTAAGTTTTTTCAGTTTTTTCAGGCGGTAAAAGAAGCCGAAAGTTTTAGTGAAGCTTATCATGTGCAAAACATAAGAAAAGCAAGCGATAATGGCAAATGGACGGCCAGCGCATGGTTCTTGGAAAGGAAATTCCCGGAGCGTTGGAGCAAGCCGGAAAATATTAATCTTAACCATAGCGGGGGAACTAAAAACGAGCTTAAAAGCGAGGTTAGTGTCAAGGCCCGCACCGCACAAAGGCGCAAGGAAATTGATAATATTTTAATGCAAGATGATGACCCGGTTTATGTGGAAGATACTGGCAGCGTTGAAAATGTTGAGGAAATTGATTAAAGGCGGCCCTTGTTATGGTACTTGTTGAAACAATACCTTTTCAACACATAACTCCGCGGGATAAAGATATACTGGCCGAAACAATATATGAAAACCCTTATGTTTTGCTTAAACCTTATAAGCGGCAGCTATACCCTATTATAACCGTTAATAAGCCTTTGGTTGATGATGAGCCTAATACGGCGCTAATTGGTGCGGGGGGCTATGGTGGAAAAACAGTAGTCGGTTCTATACTGGCCGCCCAATATCTGGAATATTCAAAATATCAATGCCTTGTTACGCGTAAAAACCGGAAAGAACTTATTGGCCCGGATAGTATTTGGGCCAATCTTAAAGAATGGGTTTGCGACCCTATACGCCTCGGAGATAAGGCTTGCACCGCTAATAAAAGCGAATTAACAATAACAGCGCCAAGCGGGGCGACTATTTGGTTTAAATATTTTGACGGGGAAGAAACCCGGCAGAAAATCAAATCTGAAAGTTATAGCCGCATTATAAATGATGAGGCCAGCGAATTAAAGCGAAAAGTTTTACAATTCTTTTATAGAAGCTTGCGTAATACTGAAAGCGTTAATATCCCTTTGTCTTTAATTAATTTAAGTAACCCGGGCGGCCCGGCCACGGATTACCTTTGCGAGGAGTATGTTGATGGGTCAGAACCTTATTTTCCTTTGGACTGGCGGCATAACCCTTATATTAACAAGCGTCTTTATAGTAAAACCCTTAACCGCTTAGATTATGTAGATATACAATACCAGAAGCACGGGAATTGGCATTATAGGCCAGTCAAGGGAGATCTCTTCCCAATTGCAATGCTCCGAAACCGTATTATTGACAATCTGCCGCCGGTGCGCATGGTTAACCGCCTCCGCGGTGTTGATTTTAACGCAACAAAAGAAGGCGACAGGGCCTCCTTTGTACTATGGCAGCAAGATGAGCGCGGCCATAACTATATACTGGAAAGCGCGGTTGATGACAGCGGATACCCCGAAGACGAACTGGTAAACATAGTAGAACGCGATAACCCGCTTTGGCAAACCGACACCTATACTACCGACTATTATTTTGAAAAAGAAGGCGGAAGTAGCGGGATAATGACCCAAAGATACATTGAAGAAATTTTGGAAGATTATATTGAGGGCGGCCTTGGTGTGGAGTTTGTGCCAAGCGTATTAAACAAATTTGCAAGGGCGCGGCCTATGGGAAGGGCCTTTAAACAAAAACGGGTTAGCATTATAAAACACGAAACCAATGAAGATTTTATAAACGAATTGGGCGACTTTGGGCCTAATGACAAAGAATATGATTACGACGACCAAGTTGACGGCGCAAGTATTGGATACAACGCGTTACACATAGGCGGAAGCCCGTTAACGGAAACTAATAAGCGTTATGATTTAGCGCCAAAAAAAGAATTTAAGAAAAGACCATTTAGGCCCGCAACTGCCGGCCGGGGTTATAGGAGAATTTGATTATGAAAATTAAAAGCATAAGTTTTGAAAATGTGGCCTTGGCTGCAAGTAGCATAAAATCTTCAATATTCCAAAGGTTAAGTAAAACCCCGTTTATTAAGCGGACTAATTTTCTTGATGCAATGTATGATATGCCATATAGGGGGGAGGGCAAGCGAGGGTATAAGGATTACCGTAAAATGATGAAAGACCCGCAAGTAAAGGTTGGAATTAGTATATTAACTCTTTTCTTACTTAGCCGGGAAATACAAGTAACCAGCGCAAGCGATGAACCCTCCGATGTGGCCGCGGCCAAGTTTATTGAAGAAGCATTGGAAGATATGGAAATATCAATGCGTAAGGTAAGGAAAAACATTTATACGGCCTTACCCTATGGGTTCAGCGCCTCCGAGGTTGTTTATAAGGTTAGGGCCGACGGGAAAATAGGATTTAAAGGGTTTTATAGTTTACACATGAAAACCTTGGCGCATCGTGATGCGTTTATTTATGATGATTATGGACGGGAGCTTATAGGCTTGCAACAAAAGATTGACACCGAGAAAATTGATATACCTATTGAAAAAGTATTATTATACAGTTTTGACCAGGAATTCGATGAACCCGAAGGCAACGGCCTATTAGACGAGATTTATGATAATTTTTATATTAAAAACAAGTTGTTTAAATGGCTTGGAATATTTTTGCAGAAAAATGAAAGCCCGTTTATTGTGGGGAAAAGTAGCAAGCCAAAATATAGGGAAAAGTTTGGCCAACAATTGGGGGAGGTTAGCGAAGGCCGAACACACATGCTTATCGGCAAAGAAGATGAGGTTATGGTTGTTGAAAGCCAGCACCGCGGGGAGGGCTTTTTTAATGCAATTCAGTTACATGATAATATTATTTTTCGCCGGTTTTTCCTTGGCACTTTATTATTAGGCCAAAGTAACGATGCCTCCGGTAGCTTAGCACAAAGCCAAACACAATTTGATGTCAGCAAATTATTATTGGACGGGGCGCATGAGGAAATGGCAGAGCCTTTGCAGCAACATTGCGCGGCCTTGGTGGATATGAATTTTATTAATGTTAAAGCGCCGAAAATAAGTTTTACTAAGTTTGAGGATAAAGATTTAATAGGCTTGCTTAATGCCCTTAAACCTTATACGGATAATTTGGCCATTGACCCGGCCGCGCCTTGGTTTAAAGAATTAGTTGCGCAAGTTGTAAAAGATTTAAGCGGGGTTGAGGTGGATAAAGAACATATTACGGGGTATGAGGCCGATGACGGGGATACGGCCATGGAAACGGTTGAAGGCGATGAGGATAGTAACTTGGCTGCAACATTAGCCAGTATGTTCCCATAAAATAAATTATAATACTTGGTTAAATGGGAGGGTATGTATGGCAAACCGAATGGCAGCTAAGGAAACAGCCAAACAAATACGCGCATTAACGGGCCTTAAAAAACAAGCCCGTATAAACGAAACCCGGTTTAATAAATTGATGTTAGATATAAGGCGCGATGTTGTTAGGGCCACGGAAAATAGTAACAATTTGAACCAATGGCTGGCAAAACTAAAAGGCATTAATACTGGTAACATGTTGGTTGAGGGGCCTTATGCAAAACAAATGCAAACCGTATTAACCGGGATAGTAAACGGTGCAAATTATAGTACATTGCCACGGGGCGCGAGCATGGAGATTGTTAAAGGCGTTATTAGCGAAAACACGATGCATTATGTAACCCGCATGAGCAAAGATATGCAAAGAGATTTAAGGAAAATTGCTTTGGAGGGTTACAACAATAAACTTGGCCCGCAAGGGTTAGCCAAGGAATTATCTAAAAGGGTAACTACTATTAATGAGCAACGGGCCAAAGTTATTGCAAGGACGGAAACCCGCCGTGCAAGTAGTTTGGCCAATTATACCAATGCGAAGCAAAATATGGGAGCGCAAAGTTTTTTTGTTAAATGCGACCCGGCGGCTTGCCCGCGGTGTGTTGAGGTTTATGATTTTGGAAATATAGTATTTGATATAAGCGATAATAGTATTTTGCCACCTTTCCACCCTAATTGCAGATGCGTTGCGTATTATAGTACCAAACCGGTTGAAGTATTGCAGAGCATGGCAATGGCAGCAATGGCCAGCAACCCCGCTGCATTAATCAATGCGTTAATTTAATATTTTTTTTTACAATATTTTTTTCAGGGGTGCTAAAAGAGCATGATTAAGAACGGCATTATTTGGGCCGCGGGTGTGCATAATATATGGGTTAATCACAAACCGGCCCGGGTTAAAGTAACACCGGCCAGCATTAAAAAGGACTACCAGATTTTAGAGGGTAATTTGCCTATACCGATAGGGATTGACCATCTTAAAGATGAGGTTTTGGCAGCTAACCCGGTTCTATCCAAAATGAACCTTTTAAATGTTGGAGAAATAAAAAAGATTAAGTTAGAAGGCGACGAAATACATATAGCCGAAGCCGAACTAACCAATCCTTTAATAAAACAAATGTATAACGACGGGGAACTTGAAAATGTGAGCATAGTATCAAATATAAAACCAAGGCCATGTCCTACCGGCGAAGTTGATTATATAGAAGAATATAGCGTTATTAACCGGTTGGATTTTGTTGGCCAAGGAGGTTGTGATACTTGCAAAGTTCCAAACCCCTTAGTATTAAATGCAAAAAGTAGTATGGAAAATGTTGGTGATAATATGGCAGATGAAAATAAAAATGAAGAAATTACTTTGGAAACCCTTGCGGAAGGCCAAAAAGAATTATTAGAGAAAGTCAATGGTATTGAAACCCGGATTAAAACCTTAGAAGAAAAAGAAGGGGAAAAAGAACCGGAAGACGGGGAAGCCACGGAAGGCAAAGCCGAGGAAAAAACCGATGAGGCCAAAGCCTCGGACAGCCGTATAAAAGCCGTTGAAAAACAATTAAAAGCAATGAAAGCCGAGGCCAAAGCAAACGAAGCCGCCCAATTAGTTAATGGGTTTGTGGAAGAGGGTAAGGTATTGGCCAAACATGTTGAAAATCATGTTGCGATGGCAATGGCCGCACCAACACAATATAAAGCCAGTATGGAAGAAGCCCCCGTATTAGTGAACATGGATAGACTAAGCAAAGCAAAGGCCGGCAAATCAAACCCGGGCGGCGATGATGAAGATACCAGTTATGATGCTTATTTAAAAGCAACCGGCCAAGATAAAAAAGAATAATATTTTTTTATTTATTAATATTGATGTGTGGGGTGTAATAGCATGGAAAGAAGAGAATTTGGCCGCTTTGGCCCAAGAATAACCGCTGACGCCGAAGAAGGCGATATGACTATTGAAATGATTGATGGACGCGGAGGAGAATACCCCGGCCCGGTATTTACTAATAAAATACGCATTGGGGATTATGTAAAGTTAGTAGGTAACTTATTATTTGCAAGATGCGAGGCCGGCGACCCTGAAATGTGGGGTGTGGCCATAAGCAAGCCTAAGTTTAAAGGCATGCAGCCAGATGAGGGGGGATATTCCGATGAAATTAAGAAAAGAAAATTTACTGTTGAATTAATGGCCGATAAAGTTACTATGGTACAATTAGAACCGGCCAATAGTGAAATTGAAGCCGGCGATAGCCTTATATTTGGGGGAACAACCGACCAGACTTTTGACAAATCTACTAAGACCAGTATTTGGAGGGCGCTTGTTGGTTCGGAAGCTGCCAGCGGCGCGGAGATACCGGCCGTGTTCGGATTTAAAGGCAACCCAATTTTAGAAGCCCCCGGTGGGTTTTAAACATTAACTAATTAACTTTTACTTGCGGTATTTATTAGAGGGCCTTTTCCGGGGGGGGCTTATTGGGGCTTGCGTTCATAAAATTTTAATTTATTTAAATTACCCTCTGCCGCAATAAAAAAATAAAAAAAATATACACTATATTGACATTATTGCAATTAAAATCTAAAACAAATCTTTTATAAATAAATTAAAATTTAAGCCCAAATACCCCCCCTTACCTATTATTTTATTATTTTATTAAATGTGCTTTTGAGATGTGATAAAAAATGAGTTTAAAAGTTTTAAGCCCGGATTTCCTTTTAAGGAAACATAACATGGAATATTATTTAATGCAAACTGTTGAGCCAAGATTACCTTTCTTAAATGTGTTACCAGTAGCTCAAAACGATACCGGCGAATTCCCCACCGTTCTAAAATCTAAAACCGCAACCGCGGATATGAAGAGCGGGAAATTAGGCGAGCCTTTGGATACTACCGAAGCTTCCGAATTGACCGAAGTTGATATAAGCCCAATCAATGCCAGCCTTGGAGAAACCGATGTGGTAGGTTACAAGTTAAGATATTCTGACAAATTCTTAAACCGTTCCAGCGCCGGAGCAAGGTTAACCTTGGCCCTTTCTAAGATTGCGGCCGGAATGACCATTAAGATTAGTTCAATTATACTGCAAGGTTTGGTGGAAAGCGCTGCCGGCAGAATACCCGCGGGATTAAGTAATTGGCCCGGGGCTATTGACCCAAGAGCGGACGCTATTAAATTAAGGCATGCGCTTAAAGGCGAGGAAGGTATTTTCCAGCTTAATGAAATGTTCATTTCCGATGAAAACTACATTAGCCTTGAAGAATACTATATGTCCATGGAATGGCCTTTCGATAGCCAAAGAATAAATGTGGACGGCACTTTCTTTAATAATGTGGAAGGAGCGTTTAATGATTTGGAAGATGTTGATTTTGTGGGCTTTGATACCAGAGTACCGCCGGGGATAATTGAAAAGTATGTTAACCCGGAATTTTCCACATTAAGGCAAAATGAACTTGAACAACAGCAAGGCCAAAATATAAATGTGCCGGTTTCCTTGATAAACATTAACCAGTTTACAGAACAGGAATATCCTTATAATAAAGGGTTTGATATTTGGGCGGAATTGGGTTATAGTAGCCAAGAACCGGACGGGGTTATTGCCGGGTCTTTCAAAGGCGGAGAAGACCGTTAAAACCCTTATATATTTTTTTTCAAAATATTAATTGGAGGTTAACCTAATGAAAGATGAATTCCCAAGTTTCCCAGCAATGAAACGGCATAAAGGCGGGATAATTAAAGCCCTTTATGATAAAGTAAAAGAAATAGAACACGGCGGCCTTATACCAGTTCCACCGGTTCAGGTTTTTAAAAGTACATTACAAACTGGAACGGGCCAAGTTGAAGATATTAGCCATGATTTAGGCGTTACCCCTACAATAGTAATAATACAAGTAGAGGAGTTTGCAGTACCCTCCGGCGGGGCTACTTTGGCCGTTGCCGAAGGAAACCATACCACGCAATTAATACGGGCTAATGTAACCGCGGGGGTTAAATACCGGGTTAAAGCCGTTGCAATAGGTTAAATATAATAAATTTAACCATTAAACTTTTTTTTTTATTAATATTATTAATTGGAGGGTATTATTGATGGTTTATGGTAATGCGGAAGATGTTAAAAGCAAGTTGGTTGCGGACGGCCAAAGCCCAAGCGATGAAATTATTGCCACGGCTTTAAAATCCGCGGATATTTTGATAGACGCAGAATTAAGTAAGCATAAGATAAAACCTAACCCTTCAAGCCCGGTTTTAAAAGAAGCAGCCACCTATTATGCCACGGCCGAAGCGCTGCAAGCTTTATTTAATGGCAGCACCGATGAACCGGACGGGGTGGAATTTTATAATGGCCGCGGGGAGCGGTTTTTAAATACATATATTGCCAAAACGCTTGAAGAAATGGAAGATGACCCGTATTATATAGGGCAAACACATAAAAGTAGCCGGCATACTTTGGAAGAGATAATATTATAAAAAGTAAGGGGGCTTAAAAAGTGTCCGGCGCGGTAAGTATTGAAATTTCTACAACCTTACTGGCAACATTACAAAGCAAAGTTGAGGAGTTACCGCAAAGATTTTTAGATTTAATAAATGAAAGCGGTTTCCTTATGCAAAATGCAGTAAAGGACGAAGCCCCTTATATTACGCATAACTTGCAAGATTACACTTTTATTGAAAATATTGGGGAATTTGAGCGGCTTATTTATCCAGATGAGGGGGGCGCACCTTATGCCCTTTATGTTATTTTAAAAGGTGTTAAAAGAAATTATGCGGGTAATGATTACTTTGACAGGGCCAAGCCCAAAGGTGAGGAAATGATTGATAAGGAGATTGAACAGTTTGAGCATTGGCTTAGTGATTTCGAGTGAATATGAACAGATTAAAAACGCAAACGCGGCTTTAACTGTTTTACTTAAAGGAACGGGTTTGTTTAAAACTGTCTTACGAGGTTTTCCGGAAGATATTAATGTTTATAGCGGGCCAACGGTAACAAGTTATATAACCGGAGCAGATTTCAAAGACACCATGGGCGTTCAAAATAAGCCCGAATACCTTAATACATTAATAGGGGTTATAGTTAAAGGAACTAAAACCGAGGCGCATGATAAAACGCTTGAAGCAAGTTTGGCCCTATTAAGCAATTTCCGAGAGCAAGATAATTGGAAAACTTTGGAGGGTAATGTGCGCAATACCAGCATAACTAATTTCAATATATACCCCGAAAAAAGTAAAAAAGGTTTGTTAACAACGGCCATATTGCAATTGAAACACCATATTTATAAATAATTATTATTTAAATGATTTAAGCTTTTGAGATGGAGAAATATAACATGACAAAACCTCGATATGTAGGAATAAAAGAAGAATTAGAGTTTGGCGAAGCCGCCGCCTTGCCTATGTCTTATGATATAGATGTCGCAAGCATGGGCCTTGATGTACCAGATGACCCCAATATACCTTTGCCGACACTTAACAGATTTCAGTCAAGGCATATCCCCGGGTTTTATGCCCTATCCGGAGCATTAGAATTTCCAGTTGATATTAATACTATTGGCTGGTTTTTAAAATGGGGATTGGGGGGGTATAAGTACACCGCGGGAACGGGAGAAAACCCTAATACGCATGAATTTTATGCAACCCCGGAATATAAACTGCCTTCATTTACAAGCCGAACCGGGAAAGATACTTTTGAGCATATTGTTACCGGGTGCGTTGCAGATAAACTTTCAATAAGCGTTGAAAACGAATTAGCTAATGCGAAAATAGATACATTGGCCCAAAAAGATACGCAAGGCCCATTAAGGACAGTTTTAAACGAGCCAGATGAAGACCTTTTCCCTTTGGCCTTTTATAATGCAAATACCAGCTTAAACGGTGTTGATATAAGTCCTGATGTTAAATCTTGGGCTTGGGAATATTCTAACGGGGTTAAAGTTGAAGACGGCCGAGGACAAGGCAGCCGTTTCCCTTACTACATTAAGCCCGGCGCTGGAAGCACAAGCCTTGGAATAAAACTTGAAGACGATTGTAAAGATAAAATAAAGGATTATTGGGGTGGAGAAGAAGGGCCAACAAATTCGCCGCACATACCTTTTGATATGGAAACTGGTTTTGAAAGCGGAGATTTCGGAGATATGGCCGTCCGCTTCCCTAAATGTTACTATAAGAAAATTCCAACCGATATAAAAGGCGCTGACCCACGGATACCTGATATAAGTATTGGATTGGAGGCAACCGATATGTTACTGGCTAACGGCACGGATAGCGTATTTACACCGGTTTTAATAACCCTTAGCAACTTTGAACCAGAATATAAGGTTAGCGCATTATAAAATGCCTCCTTACCTTATCATTTATTTTTTTAATATCAATCAAAATAATAGGAGAGAATACTTATGGATAACAAAAACATTGAATTAATGCGAGAACTTGTAAATGGCAAAGACAACGCGGTAGAATACCCAATTGAAAACTTACCCACACCTTTAACTTTATACCCCTTAACCAGTATGCAAATTGTAAAGCTGCAAGGTATTGAAAAAGAGGGCCAAAAGGGCTTAATAACTATTGAACAAAATGTTAAAGGCAAGAAAAGCCGGAAACAGATTAAAGACGATGTGGAAAAACAAATGCAGCATATTGAAAGTGAAATTGATTATGGCCAAATGAAAACCAATATAGCTAACACAATGTTTGCCGCTATTGGAATGAGCGCACGAATACCCGAGGAATTAGTTGAAGAGCTTATTGGGGGCTTATCCAATGATATTGTTAAAGATATGTTCCGCAAAGTAATTGAAATAAGCAAATTAACCAAAAAAGACCTTGATTTACTGGCCGACTTTCAGTAAAAGCGACAAAGGCCAAAATATAAGCCGGCTTCATTTCAACGGCGCGCCCTTGGTAATGATGCAAAAAGATTTAACAGAAAAACAAAGGGTTTTCTTAGAATTTGCCACGGTGCATAAAATAAATGATGAGCGGCGGTTCTGGATTACTTTATTAGGTGGAAAGCCAAGCGAAAGCGAAAATATAGGTGAAACGGTGCGCGAGGAAAGTTTAAAAAGGTTGAAAAACCCGTATGACTTACCCAAACCCGAGATTAAAAGGTGAAATATAATAAAATTTAATACTTTGATTTTTACACCGTTAAGCCATGCAGCCAATAAAAAATTATATAATTAAATAGGGGGAGCGCGGGGGTTATTAAGTAGGTTTCACCTTCCCTATTTTTTAAACCCCGCACAAACTACCCCTTGCAATAAAAAATAATTATTTTAATTTTTATTTTATGCTGCATGGCCATGAATATTTTTTTAATAAATTTATAATATTTTTA